AAGCCGCAGACGGTCGGGGAGGTTTTTCGGTTTTTGTTACCGAACGGGTTTCGGTTCGGAACTCGAACCGTTACACTCGGCGAATGAGTAAACCCCTACGGAATCGAATCGTCGGACTCGGGGCGGAAGATCCCGAGCAGCTCCTCGCGAACCCCGGTAATTTCCGCGGTCACCCTATCCGACAACGGGACGCGCTCCTCGCGCTCCTCGACGAAGTCGGGTTCGTCGCACCCGTGATCGTGAACCGGACGACGGGTCACCTCGTCGACGGGCATCTTCGCGTCGAGCTCGCTCTCTCGCGAGACGAGAAAGCGATCCCCGTCTCGTACGTCGAACTTACCGCAGACGAGGAGCGGCTCGTCCTTGCGACGTATGACCCGGTCGGAGATCTCGCCTATGCGGACTCCGCTCGCCTCCGTGAACTCCTCGAAGACGTGACGTCGGGCGAAGCCGCAGTTATGCAACTGCTCGCGTCCGTCGCGACCGAGGCGGGCGTCCTCGACGCGGTCGTAAACCCTACGCCCAAGCCCGAGCGGAAGGTAACTTGCCCGAGCTGCGGCGAGGAGTTCGCTCCTCGTGGGTAGCCGAGGGCCGCAACCGAAGCCGACGAGGTTAAAACTTCTTTCGGGAGAGACGCGTCCGAGCGTGATTAATTACGCGGAGCCGATTCCCGCGGGCGGATCAATGGCTCCTCCGAGCGATCTCCGACCCGAGGCTCGCGTCGTATGGGAGCGAATCCTCGACGCTCTCGGATCGACCGGAGTCTTAACCTCGGCGGATCGCGATATCCTGCGGCTTTACTGCGAGGCGTACGTCCGCTATGTTGAAGCCGAGACAATGCTCGCGAAGACGGGGCCTCTCTTGAAAGGGCGAGCGGGAGAGTTCGTTAAAAACCCGCTGCACCAAATCGTCCGCGATAATGCGGAGAGTGTGAAGAAATACGCGCGAGAGTTGGGCTTAACCCCGGCGGCTCGTTCGGGACTGCGAGGCGTAATCGATGACGGAGCGAACTCCGCAACCGCGAAGCTCGAAGCGATCATTAAAGCCGCGCGCCGAGCCTAAGTCCGAAGGGCCGCTCGTCGCGGAATTTATCGAGACGTTTTGCCGACTCTCGAAAGGAGACGGTGCGGGGAAGTTAATTAAACTCCGACCGTGGCAAAAGGAAATCCTCGACGAACTCTTCGAGCTTAAAAAAGACGGTCGACGCCGCAAGCGTCGCGGGCTCCTTCTCCTTCCGAGGAAGAATGGGAAGTCTCTCCTTGCCTCGGGGATCGCTCTTTATTCGCTCTTTACCGAAGTCGGAGCGTACGTCGGCGTCGTCGCCTCCGACCGCGCGCAAGGTCGAATCGTCTTTCGCGAGTGCGCTCGTATGGTTGAACTCGACCCCGTCCTCTCGTCGAAGCTTCGCGTCCTCCGCGACGTGATCGAATATCCCGAGACGGGCTCCGTCCTCCGCGTGCTCTCGTCCGACTCCGACGCTGCGGAAGGGTACGACTTCTCCGCTCTTATCTTCGACGAGCTGCATACGCAACCGAACGACCGACTATGGGCGACGGTTAACCTCGGCTCCGGTACGCGGAAGAATCCGCTCGTCCTCGCGATCTCGACCGCGGGTTCGAAGACGGACGCGAAGGGTCAAGATTCAATCTGCTATCGACTCTTTCAATACGGGCAACGGCTCGCCTCGGGGGAGATTGAAGACGAGTCTTTTTACTTCCGATACTTCCACGCTCCCGACTCTCTCGAATGGGATACGCCCGAAGCGTGGCAATCGGCGAACCCTGCATACGGAGACTTTCTCGATCCCGACGATTTTAGTTCCGCGGTTAAGTCACTTCCGCGCGACGCGTTCGAGACGAAGCGTCTTAACCGTTGGATTACCGCAGGGGCGGCGGCGTGGCTTCCTGCGGGCGTCTTCGATAAGTGTCGGACGGATCGACGCTTGCAACCGGGGGAGAAGATCGTCGCGGCGTGGGACGGGAGCTTCGACGGGGATAGTTCAGTCCTCGTAGCGTCGACGCTCGATGGGTATATCGAACCGCTCCTCGTCTACGAACGCCCGCTCGACGATCCGCATTGGCGCGTCGATATCGGCGACGTCGAGGAGGCCGTCCTCGCGCTGCGGTCGAAGTATGAGATCGTCGAACTATGCGCCGACCCGTACCGTTGGCAACGATCCCTCGAACGCTTCGAGAAGGAGGGAATGAACGTTACCGAATACCCGCAATCCGCCTCCCGAATGGTGAACTGCACGCAAGCCGCGTTCGAGGCGATCACGCAGGAATCGTTGACGTGGGGCGGGGAGCCGGTGCTCGCCGCAGCTCTCGCGAGGCACGTCGATAACTCTCGAATTAAGATCGACCGCTTCGGGCCTCGGCTTACAAAAGAAGGGAGATCCTCCCCGCGGAAAATCGATTGTGCGGTCGCCCTATGTATGGCTCTCGACCGGGCGAGGTATTATGCAGCGGAAGCCGCGAAGCCGGCTCGTAGCGTGGGGTTTTTTAGTCTATGATTTCAAATATTATCGAACTCGCAGGGATCGCCCTTCTTCTCGTCGCCGCGTGGATTCTGCACCCGGCAATTATAATCGGACTCGCGGGGATCTCGTTAATCGCAATCGGATATGCAAGGGGTAAGAAGTGAGCGTTATTCGTCGCATTCTTTCGGGGAGCTCCGAGGAGCGAAACTTAAACGGGCTCGGTCTTCTTCCGCAAGCGTTCGACCGCGTCCCTTCGTTGACGATTCAACGCGTCGACCCGAAGTCCGTCCTCGGACTTTCGACGGCTTGGGCGTGCGTACGAATCCTAAGTGACCTCACCTCGACGATGCCGATCGACTCGTTCCGGAGGGATCAGGGTCAACGGCGACCGTATCGTCCGGGCGGCGTCAAGCCGAATTGGATTACGCAACCCGTACCGAACGAAGTCTCGTATTCGATTCAATCGGTCATCTCGGAAATCGTAACCTCGTTAATGCTTTCGGGGAACGCATACGTATACGCCCCGCGTGACCCCGAGACGCTCGAACCGCTAATGGTAAAAGTGTTGCACCCCGAGTCGGTCACCATTACGCGCACGAATGGGAAGCTGCAATATATCGTCCGCAACTCCGACCAAGTCGAGGGAAGCGTCTACGGCCCGGAAACGATTTTGCATATCCCGCTAATCCGTCTCCCGGGTGCGGACTACGGTCTCTCTCCGCTCGACGCGCTGCGGAATACGTTCGCCCTCGGACTTACCGTCGAGGAGTACGCGCAACGCTTCTTCGCAACGGGTAGCACGCCGACGGGCGTAATCGAAGTCGCCGATTCCTCGTTGACTCCCGACCAAGTTAAAGCGATTAAAGAGGGTTGGATTCGCCATCACACCGGAGCGAATATGCACACTCCGGGCGTCCTCGTTGGTGCGACGTTTAAAGCTCTCTCGTTCCGACCCGAGGACGCGCAGCTCCTCGGGTCGCGAGAGTTCACGGTTAACGAGATCGCTCGAATCTACCGCGTGCCTCCCGCACTTCTCGCGGTCACGACGCCGGGTGCTATGTCGTACGGATCGGTCGAGCAGCTTTCCGAGGACTTCGTCCGCTTTACACTTCGGCCATTGGCGGAGCTTATCGAGCGAGCACTCTCGACGCTAATCCCGCTTCCCGAGGCATTCGTAAAGTTGAATATGGACGCGCTTCTTCGAGGCTCGACCGAGGCTCGATATAACGCGTACGCTAAGGGGCTCGCTTCCGGTTGGTTGAGCGTTTCAGAAATTAGACGAAGTGAGGATCTCTCGCCGATCGAGGACGAATCCGCCGACGCATATCGTCAACCGCTTAACGAGTCCGACGCCGCTATCGCTGCGGCCCGTCAAAAAGCGGACGTCTTCGCAATCCTTATCGGCGCGGGTATGACGCCCGAGGAAGCGAAAAAGATCTCGGGTCTATGAGCCTCTCAGTCGCGCAGGGAACCGTTACCGCTACGGCTCGCGAGATCTTCCATTGCCGCGCGGAAGTCTGCATTCTCTCCCTGCACAATCACTCCGGCGGAGCGGTGTATATCGGCGAAGCCGGAGTTACGACGACGACGGGATACGAGATTCGCAATAACGGGGAATTTATTTTGACGATTTACAACGAAGACAAGCTCTTCGGCGTTGTGAGTAACGGAACCGCGACGATCGATATCCTCCATACCCAACCGAACCCGTGAGCTCGATTGTTATCGACGTCGACGGGACGATCGATTTAAACGGGAAGCCGAACGAACCGCTTATTGCCGCACTTAATCGACGCGTCGCCGAGGGCGATCGAATCGTCGTCGTCTCTTCACGTCAAGAGTCCCGACTCCGAGAGACGAAGTTCTTTCTCGACGATGCGGGGCTTGGGTATTCCGAGATCTACCTCTCCGATTTCCCCGAAGGGCCGAACGCGGGTAATGCGTTTAAGTCGTATAAAGTTTTTAAGCTAATCGAGGACGGCTACGAGATCGACGAGGCGATCGATAACGACGCCGAGATCCGTCGCATTTATCGGGGAATGCGGATCGACGCATTTACGGCGGAGGAGTACCTCGCCGATAACTCGCGTTCGACCGAGGGACGAGCGATCGATCCGAACGGGTACGAGCCGACCGCAGCGATGCGCGAAGAAGCCGAACGCGGTCTCGAATGGCGGCGTGAATACAACCGAGGCGGGACGCTCGTCGGCGTCGCACGAGCTCGCGATATCGCCGCAGGGAAGAGACTCCCCGCGGATACCGTCCTCCGTATGCGATCATATTTCGCACGTCACGAAGTCGATAAAGAGGCGCAGGGATTCCGACCGGGTGAAGACGGCTTCCCGTCGGCGGGTAGAATTGCGTGGGCATTGTGGGGAGGAGATCCCGCGCAAGCGTGGGTCGAGTCTATTATCGAAACGTTCTCCGAGGAGAAGTCAACGAATAAGACGGGAGAGATAATGGGAATCGAGTTCCGAACCGCTACGGCGCACCTTCGCGCAGTCGACCCGGAGGGAATGACGTTCGAGGGGTACGCTTCGCTT